CAACCAGGCTTGCCATCACTAGACTTACTCTTGCCAAACCAGTCACGCAGAGAAGAATCACCACTTTTCGATTCACTTACTCCCCCACCATTTCCATTGGAACCATTACCATTGGAACCATTTCCATTGGAACCATTTCCATTTCCATTGGAACCATTTCCATTCTTATTCTCATTATCGTCTACAGAATGACCATTCTCCTTACGAAGATATCCGGCACGACCGACCATCTTAAACCCTTTAGGAATAGGTTTACATTTTTTGTCAGTATAGCAGTAATAATGTCCTGCTTTACATTTACCGTTCTTAGCCATTCAAAAGAGTAATTACTCGTTATTATTTATCAACCATCAAGTGCCACAGTAAGACCAAGTGTCATTCCAGGTAGTGACTGCCAATTAGTTCCATCATAGAACTCCATTTTCTTAGATGTGGTATTAAAAATTATCGCACCCTCATCAAATGAACCAGCATCTCTTTGTGTTGTTGTATAAATTGGTGGATAGAAAGCAGTAGATGCTTTAATAGTTGAAGCAGAAACAGTGCTAGTTGTTAAAATTCCAGTAACTCTTGCATCACCATTTACAACTAGGTCTTCATTATAAAAACCAGTATCAACACCAACATGTAATTTAGTTGCAGTTGCTACTCCGCTTACATTCCAATTTCTAGCAGTTGCTTCATCGTATACAATATCACCAGAAACATTTAAGTTGCCACTTAAAGTTAGATTAGTTCCTGTTGCATCTTCTGCTAATTCGGATGCAGCTCCACCACCAACTGCAGTGCTAGCAATACCTACCCATTTGGAACCATTATAAATTAATAATTGCCCTTGACCTGTAGTCTGGTCAAATGTTACATCGTCAAGATCTTTAATGAATCCAGCACCACCGCCACCGATGGTAGCAATTTGTTGTTGAATTCTATTAATGAATGTTCTATAATGATTTTGAAGATCATCAAGTGTTGCGAACTTTTGATTTAGAGGAGTTAGTGGATCTCCTGAATTATTTGTAGACGGATCTCCGGGTAAGGTTGGATTGTCCTCTTTTAAAAGTTTTTTCTCATTGAAGTCTGATATCTTTTCTTCAATAAGGTTTATTTTATCAACTAATTCTTTATTTTTTTTCTCTAATTCATCTAACTGAAGTTTATCAAAAACGTCCTTTATTTCTTCTCGAATATTCTCAATAGTTTCATTCTGTTTATTAACATGCTTTTCATTGACAACAAGATCTACCTCAAGACCTTTCATCTGGTCGGAGATTTTGTCTCTAAACTTACGTACTTCAGTTTTAAGACTTGCGTGATAATTTTCGTTTGATACAACTAAATTACCCTGAATTTCTCTAAGATCTTCAGTTACAGCTTCTTCTAAGAAATCAAACCTTTTATGATATCTTTCAATCTCGCTAGAATAGTGCTCTAATTTTTCATTTTCACTAATCTCTCTTTTTCTAAAATCTTTGTATAGATTATCATAAGTTTTTGATATTGAATTAATCTCTCCTTTATATTCCTCTATAACGGATTGAAGTTCTCCAATCTTTTCTTCAGTTTTTTCGTAGATGCCTTCAGAAATAGACTCAATTTTTTCGGTGAGTATATTAACTTTGGAGAGAACCTGTTCCTCTAATTCCTTTACTTCCTTCTCCGATTTGATTTTATTCTCAATGAGAAGATTGTTATACTTAGGTATTTCATTTTCAGTAAATTCCTTTACTGTTGCATTCAAGTTATCAATTGTTTCTTGATAAGAATCAATTGAAGTTTTAATTTTTTCTTCAGTTCTTAATTCAGTTTCAGCAAAAAACTTTTTATATTTTGGAAGTTCTTTTTCTACTAAGTCTGATACAGTATTATTGACCTCTTTGGTTGTTTTTGTAAAATCGCTTTTAATATCAGAGATAATATTTTCATTGAGACTTTCAACAGTCTCTAAAGCACTAGCGACTTCTTTACTAGTATCAGACTTGATTGAATCAAAATTTTCTTTAATCTCTTCTTTGAATTTTACGAATCTATCGTCTACTCTAACTTCTGATTCAGATACTAATTTTTTATATTTTGGTACATCAACATCAATAAAAGATTCTACTGAGTTTGAAAGATTTGAAAAATCTTCTTTAATTTTATCTACAGTTTCTCCATTAATTGAAGATATTTTAGATTCAATTTTAGATATAGATTCTTGTACAAAAAGAAGTTGCGCCATCATGGCACTATCAAGATCTTCTTTTTTAATTAATTCTTTTAAATCCTCTTTTATTACTGAAATTTCTTCAGAAACCGTTTCAACTTTTTCTAAGTTTTCTTTAAAACTATCAAATGTATTTGTAAAATCAGATAATGATTTAATATGATTTAAATTATCTTTAAAGGCATCAAACGCTTCTGAAACCTGTTCAATTTTTTTTGGAGACGCTGCAATATATTCCTCTTTAATTTCATCTAAAGGAGTTTTTTTATTATTGCCAAAAAAATCTGAAGGCTTCTTTAATGCCACTTTCGATATATCTCCGTTTTTATTATTTATTCTCTTCTTGTAATCCGCTCTTTAGCATTTTTGCTAACTCTGCGGTAGATCCAACAAAAAGAGCATTGTTGACTGTCGATGGTCCTTTAGACGTTTTTTCTTCTTCAACGTCTTTTAATTTTTTCTGAAGGTCCATTAATTTATCAGTTGCATCTGCAACATTTTTAATTAACTGACCTGCAACTTCGTATGCTCTAGGCATCTCACTTTCTTGTGCTAACTCAAGAATACCATTAATTGCCTCTTGACCTTTTTCAATTATACTATAAAGATTTCCTCTAGTATAGTCATAATCTTTTTTAACATCATCAATAGTTGGTTTTACCACTTCTTTTGGAGATTGCTTAACAACTTCCGTTTCAACAACATCATCAACTACATTAAACGTATCGTTTAAATCTTCAAATTTACTAGCGGACTTCATACAAATCCACCATCAAATCCAAAATCATCACCATCTTCAATTAGAGCACTATCCACACCAATAGTTCCAATACTTGGTAAAGTTGTGGTTGTATAATCAATACCCTTAACATCTGCTCCAGATACATGTTTTTCTGCTTTTGTATTATCTCTTCCCCTATCAACGGTAATTTTATTACCAGTCTTAGACCTTACAAATAATTCTTCATCTCCAATAAAGATATATTTGTCGGTTTTGATTCCAGCAGCGTCAGCAACTTCAAATGTTTTTGATGTTGCCGTAATATCTTGTGCTAATGTAGTAACAACATTATCAGTATAGGACTTAAGTGCTCTTGCAGTTGCAGAATAAGTAAGTTCTCTTCTTGTATTTGTTGTATCCGAACCTGTAAGGTAACTGACAGTTGCTCTCTTGATGATATCTTTGGAAGCTGTAGAAGTAGGTCCAAATAGATATGTCTTTGCAGTAAATCTTAAAGTATAATATAAAGCTCTTCTTGTAGTAAAATCACCTTCATAATCATCTTGCATTGTAACACTTTCTAGTACAATGGGTATATCTCTTTTTTCCTTTATTTGATCAACTAGTTCAATAGAAAGGTTGTATGCTGGTTGAAAATATGGTAAAATTTGCTCCACAAGTTGAAGAGCATCATCATTTAACTTGGTAAAGATGCTTAGTTCAAATTGCATATTATATGGAACTGGCATATATGACTTACGGGTCTCAGTTCCATCATCTTTGTCTTTTGCTACAAATGTCTGAGTTGTAGTTACTTTTCTACTTGGATCATAAGTTAATCCAGTAAATTCAAAAGACATCCTTGGCAATGTAATTGCCATTGGTTTGTTGAGATCTGGAGATTGCTCAATTCTTGCTAAGAATTTTTGAGTCGGTCCATACGCTAAAGGAACTCTTACAACAGAGTCTTCCTGTCTAACTTCCATAGAATTAAACAAAGTTCCAAAACCAATAATGGTTTTTCTCAAAATTTCGTTGTAAAAGTATTCAAACATAATTAAACCTTTGGTTTATTGCTCGTTATCAATAAAACTATTTAGGGCGTTCCAAATGGGTTCTGCTCGGTAAAATCTAATATTTTATCTGCTTCTTCCTCAATATTAAAATTATCAGCATAAGGATCATTATTAATAGTCTTATCAACACTTCTAAGAGTTCGTGTAGCGCCCGAGGTTGACCCTACAAGAGTTTCCCCCAAAGAGAATGAACCAGAAACTGCAGCAATTTCAAGTAAATTAGTTGTAGAGTTCCACGATCTTACCCTTGCAGTTACTCCAGTTGTAGACCCAGTAATAATTTCATTAAATACAAATTGTCCACTAGAAGTTGAGGATGGTTCGGAGATAGTAATGTCTGGAGGAAGTATATATTTGTTTCCACTATCAGTAACGTTAATACTAGTAATTGTTCCTGCTGCACTAATGACAGAGAGTCCTGTAGCACTTGCTACACCAACAACTTGATCTACGTAGTTCTTATCACCTACAGTGTTAGATATAGAAACTACTGGTGGTGATAAGTATCCACCACCACCAAATGTAACTGCAATACCTGTAACAATACCGCACTTATCAATACCAAACTCGAATACGGATGTTGCAATTCCCACGTTCGTTGGAGCTTGATTTATAGAAACAATGCTTGATCCAATAGATGTAACAAAGGTGTCTGTTGGTATAAAATTGTATAGGTCACTATATCCAACACCAAGTCTTACTCTATCTCCAACAAGAATATTTGTTGTAGTAATACCGGTAATAGTTGTAGATCCTATACCGATAGTTCCTTGAGTCTGAACAGAATTGAATCTAATTGTTGCAATACCAAGTGCTCTAAATGCCTCATTGGCTCCTCCAGGAGCACCAATAGTAACAGTTGGTATAGCATTATAACCAAATCCACTATTACCAATACTAATGGCGCTTACAGTGCCTGCAATAGACACAGTAACACTAGCAGTTGCTTGTACTGGTGATGGACTTCCAGAGAAAGAAATTGTAGGTGCTACTGTATATCCAGCACCAATTGTTGCTCCTGTTCCTGTTGCCCAAGAATCTGAGGTACTGAAGGATACTGATGTAACAATACCAGTTATTGGATGAATTGTTGCAATACCAACAGCAACTTGAGTTGGGGTATCCATTGTCCCAGATGTAGAGATTGCAACAGTAGGTGCAGTTGTGTATGCTCTACCAGTAGTGCTAAATGCAACAGAACTTGGATTTATCGATGAACCAGCAATACCTATTGTTGCAGATGCAAAACTTGTTCCTGGATGTGTAATTGTTACTGTTGGGACACTGGTATAGAATTTACCTGCAGTGGTTAATCCAAGTGTTGCTACTGTTCCCCCAGTTAGGTTGATATCGTCAAGAGTTGCAGTTGCTTCTGCACCATTTCCTGTTCCTGTTGGTAAAGAGAATGTAACTGCTGGTGCTTCCTTATAGAATACGCCACCAGTTGTTCCTCCAGGGAATAGATATGCAGATGTACCAATACTAATGGTTGTAGAAGTTACACTTACACCTCCACCAACTATTGGAGAATCTAAAGTTGCTGTTGCAGCTGCTCCAACATGCTTTGGATTTGAGAATGTTACTGTTGGTGGTTCAACGAATCCTCCACCAAAATTTGATAAAGTTACTATACCAACACCACCAATTTCTGTAAGAGATACAGATGCAGCAGCACCAGAACCAGTATTATCAGTAGTACTAAAGGTCACTGATGGCGTAACTGTATATCCTGCTCCGGGGTTTGTAACATCAACTCTCTGAACAGATTGAAGTCTTGGGTTTGAATTTAGATTGCAAACATTTATTCCACCAATCATCGATGCAATGCCGACTGCTGTTACTCCTCCTACCGGTGCAGAAGATACTTGCACCATAGGAATCATGCCATATCCACCACCTCTATTAGTGACAGTGAATTTTCTTACACCACCAAGTACAATTCCAGAAACTGCGGATGCACTAACTGCATCTCCAACCATAGTAAGTGTTTGAGTAACTCCCTGAATGGTACTAATACCATCATCAGTAAGACCATCAGATTCATCACCTAGCAATTCATTATCAATATCTTCAATTCCGGTAGCGATAATTTCATCTTGATAACGGAAGAGTTCACAATACAGTTCATAAACATAGAGACCTTGCAATTGATAATATGGTTTTGCATATTCAATGTCTTTAATTTCATAAAGACGATCATCTAAAGGGAACCAAATTAAATCTCCACCTTTTGGACGAGTGGAAAGTTTTATATTTGCTTGCCCTTGAATTAACGGAGTAATATAATTTTCATATCTTTCTCTTGATATAATCAATCTAACTTCATCTTTAGACTCAATACCAAATTTTGATAAAACATCTCCAGCACCAGAATAAGCATCATAGTTATCAACATATGCTTCAATTGGTAATGCACTATCAAACTTAGATTGTACTACTTCTCTTATTACTGTATTTTCTTTTAGATACTTTCTAGGAATATAATAGATGTCAACACCATACATCCTCAACTGTTCATTGATTAGACTTTGAACTAAATTTTGCTCAGAAGAAGTGCCCTGAGTGAAGAAAGGATTTAATACCATTAGCCTATCATGTCAAGTGGTGGTAATTCGTATGTATTTGACATCACCTCTTTAATCTTATCTAATTCTCTCTCTGCATCATCGTATATTTGTCTCCCATTCAATTCAATCCCACCTGGAAGTTTAACCCCCTGGAACTTAATTAAATTCTGACCCCACTGTCTTTTGATGAGAGCAGTCAAATATC